CAAGGCGTAGGGGATCTGAAATCGGACGTAGATAATATGTTTGGCCTTGACCCCGTGAACGACAAGTTTGCCGCCTACCAAGAACTTCTAGTAATCAATGAAAAAGATCGGAGCCAGATCAGCTTCGAGGGTGGGTTCAAGTACAAACAAACTAGCGCAGTTGTTCACTACGAAGAGTCTGTAGATTCTGTGCAGTTCATGAGTACCGATGACATTAGTGAGCTAAAAGAAAAGCAAAGAAGCCAGATCAATATGGGTAAGGCTATATCCAAGTACGAAGATGAGTACATTTTGCTCAGTAGTGTGATGAAAGAGGGCAAGCTATGGGCTCAGTCAGAGTTGTTTGATCTGTTAAGTGACCATGAGGTAAATCCTAATGGCTGTACAAAGAAGATGCTCCGTAACTGCATCGACCTGCTTAAGGGAAACAACCTCACGCTGGAGCGCAAAGGCGCACATGGCAAGAAGTATTACCGATGGAACCCAATGTAAGGAGAGTCAAATGAACGAACTAACAATGACACTAGATGTTTTACTTGAAGACCTTAAAGTCTCTGAAAGAGATTTACGATCAGCGGCGTTTGATAAGTCAGATCACCCCCTTACTCGAAGATTAGAGTCGATAAATAGCACTCTTTTATACCTTAAAGATCTTACATCTGGGTTGCTTGAGCAACTAGAGCATGATGGTGAGCGAGTTTATTGTATCGAAACCTTAACAGAGGTTACGTCGTGGGTCAGGGTTAATGCCAAGAATGAAAAAGATGCAATTCGATTTGCCTGTAATGTAATGGAAGATCGCATACATAACAGAATGACAGAAGAGTTTGATATAGAACTCGATACTGAAGGCAAATCAATCGTTGACTATGGGCATGGCAAGGATAAGCGGGTGTTAAACGTGCCATACCCTGAAACTAAACAGAATGCCCAGAATGCCCCGTCTGCCCCTAAAGCCCAAGTTTAACCCCCCACCCCTATGGTCGGGCATTCAATCCGCCCCCTAAAACAAGGGCATTAAGGGATTTCTGGGCAAACTGGGCAAACTGGGCAAACTGAATGGAGATAACATGACAGACTCTGCACATCGCTGGATAGTTGATAACAAAAGCAAACTAAAGTTCTTTACTAGCTTCGTTAAAAAGCAATACGAAGAGGGTAAGCACGTCATGTACTCAATCAAGGACTCTACGCGCAGTGATCGGCAGAATAATGCTATGCACTTGTGGTTTCGGCAGATAGCTATTCAGCTAAATGATGCGGGTTACTGGGTACGGCACCCCTTCAGTGATAACTTTGAGATACCGTTCACTGAGGTACTAGTAAAAGAGATGCTCTACAAGCCCACCGTAAAGGCCATGTTTGACAAAGAGACTACCACCAGGCTTACCCCAGCCGAACTCTCAGAGGCTTCTGAGGTGCTAATGAAATGGCTCTCAGAGAACAAACAAATCTATGTACCATTCCCTCAACAACTAAAGGATGAATTAAAGTGAAGCTAAAAAGAACAGCGGCAGATCATTGGTTCAGTAGATGTGTCAGACTGCGTAGTGACTTCAAGTGCCAGGGATGTGGTGCACAGTACGAGTCAAACAGTGCAGGATTGCATTGCTCTCACTACTTCAGCCGATCGAAGAAAGGGATACGGTACGATGCTATGAATGCCTTTGCTCACTGCTACGGCTGTCACCAACGATACGGTAGCAACCCTGATTACTTTGTCCGTCATTACATTGATACCTATGGCGAAGGTGCCTTGGAGTTGATTAGAGAGAAGGCAGAGGACATTAGCCTTGGCAAAAGAATGAATAAAGAGCAGAAGCTAATCGCCAAACACTATAAAACTGAGGCCGCACGTATGGAGAACGAACGAGCCTCAGGGGTAGCAGGGTGGTTAGAGTTTGTTAGTTGGGATTAAAGTGCCGCCGCTCTTTCCTGGTCAATTCCTTCTTGTAGCTCAACAGGTATATCTTGAGCCGCATATATGGCCTTTAAAGTTGATAGAGTCACGGTTCCTTTCAAAGCATCCGTATAGAAGGTGCCGATATCTTTAACGTAGTCGATAGCTCCAGCGCCTTTCTCTCTAAGGTACTGCATCATCTCTGCTTTAGGTGGATTAGCAAGTCTCTTAACCACATCGGGGTCTTTTAGTATCTCAGCAGACTTTACGTAGAACTTCTCTCTGCCTTTTGTTACAGAAGCCTTCGCTACCAGGTTAATTGCCTTCCTTTCTGGGGAAAGAATTTGGTTTCTAAATGTACCAAGATACTCAGCAGTACTAACGCCGGTAACATCTTGAACTGTATCTACAACAGGGGATGACCCCATAGAATCAAGGAGCGTCTTGCTTACGTTTTCCATAAGATCCCTAAGACCTGCAAGCTTATTGATGTTTTGAACATAGCCAGCGCCAAATATATCGCTTACTGCCTCAACATTACTGTTTACATACTCCTGCATTGACCCCTTGGTCATAAGCCCTTGAGAAAGAAACTCCTGTCTCAAACCAGACATAATGATTTCTTTTTCCTTTGGGGCAAGTTTATTGATCTCGCTTATGTAGCGCTTTCTATCGCCAGGATTAGACTTCATTTTGTTAACTACAGTGCTGAGATTGTTGTTCTCTATACTCTTAAAGAAGCTATTAGAAAGCTCTTTGGCTCTTTCGTTATATGCCTCTTGGTGACGCGCCTCAGTGTTTCTAATGGTACGAAGCCTTCCCACAATATCCGCAAACTCCGCTTCCATTCCAAACTCACGAATCATTCGTTGGTTTCTTCTAACAAACCTGCCTAACTGATTTTGCTGAATGTTTCCATCTGGCCCTATAACCCCAGACCTCTCTGCATTTAGTCGTATAGCGTGGCGAACTACTGGCATTCCCTCTGCGCCAACAAAGTTAATGTAGTCCATAGCCTTTTCGTAGTTCATTAGAGTTTCTGCGGCCTCGGCTTTAAACCTGCGAGAAGTAAAGTCCTTCATGCCCTCTGCTCGCATAGGGAGGCCAAGCTGTTCGTAATAAAACTTATCTGCGTTAGCAAGAGAGTCAACAAACTCAGAATCTGTTGCCCTCATCTTCGCAAGCATATCGTTAACAACACCTTTCGTTTTATATAAACGCTCAATTCTTTGGTCAATCTCTGGAGTTCTTGCTCTGTTAGATAGGGTGCTAATTTCTGTGTTTACAGCTTTCTTTAAGGATATCACGTCGGTGCCTGTAGCCTTAGGTATAGTAACCTTGCCTTCAACCTCTCTAGGCATCCACCTTGCTTCGAGCTGTGCGCCAACCTTACTGTTTGGGCCAAAGACATCTGACAATCTGACGTTTCTAAACTGGCTGTAAACATCCCTAACTAACTCTGGGTTTAGCGTAATCCTATTAGCGATTTCTTTTGTTGAGTCATAAAGCTTGTCAGCCTCTCTCCTAATTAAAGCTTCACGCTTACTAGACAGCCTTTGGGCGGCTTCACCGATGGATATCAAATCAGCATCTTCATCTGGCGTTATCCGTGTAGACAGCTTAACGAGCGCCTTATCAATGTTTTCTTTTTGCTTTTCAAACTTCTTAATTGAAGCAAGTTCTTGGGCCTTAAATGACTTCCGCGCAATGCTTTCCATCTGCGCTCTTGCAACGCTGTAATCTTCCGCTTCGCCAGTTAACTTTCCTGCGATTGTTTCAAATCTTTCGGATAATTTTTTTGCATCAGATACCAAAATTTCTTCCATTTCTTTTTGGAAGCCTTTGTTTGCTTGGGTTGTCTTTCTTACCCAATCCCTAACGACAGGATTGTCAGACATCGTTCCAATAAGTCCGCCAATTTCTAATCCAGGTATTTCTTCTTTAAGTGATGTTAAATTATCAACAGCACGAACCACTTCTTCAGGCTTTGTTGTTTGTGCAATTCTATTAATCTCTGCTCGAACCTGGCTGTTTGCCATTGCTTCAGATGCGGGGCCAAAGATGTCTGTTTTTTCTCCGGTAAGTTTTGTCTTCAGATCTCCTGCAACCTTACCTACTGTCATAATTGCTGGTGCTGTAACAACATTGGTTGTTGTACCTGCTACGCCACCAGCCGTTATTGCGGCAATCTCCTGAGTAATTGGGCTGGCGCCAGCTTCTGCGGCCAACTGAGATGCAGTCATACCTCCAAGCAAGCCAGCGCCCGTACTGGTTACTGCGGGTATTGCGGTTTTTAGAAACGGAACTACCTGCCTTTGAACAACGCCCTCTGCAACTTTTAAAGGCGCTCTCACCCCTATGTAAGAAAGAGGGTCACCGCCAGCCGCAAACAATTCTTGAGTTAGAGTTAGTGGCATATCAGCAGGTATTCCTGCAAATTCTCTAGCCAACCTTTCATCTCTTTGCATAGGCGTTTCTCGCTCTCTTCCAGAGAACACCAAGTCCATGTCTTTCCTAAACTCCTCTGGACTCATAAGGAAAACATCAGGCACAAACTGAATTCCAAATCTTGCAATTCCTAGCTTAACAAGATCAGAAATTGTTATCTCATCATCTTTGTTAGCTGGCCCAGAAGCATCATGCTGGCTAGTTCGCTTTGCTTGTGACGCATTAAGAAGGGCGTAGTTTGTTATCTGAAGATCAGTCCACCCTTCTGGATGCTCTATAGACACAACCTCGCCATTGTCTAGCTCTACCCTGCTAATCTTCTTTGTCATTAGTCGACCACCCGTGCGGTATTCCCACCATAAACATCAATTATATTTTGCAATGCCTTCTGTTCCTTACTAGATGGAGTTATTAGCATCATTCGTCTTGCGCTATTAATAATTCTGCTTTTAGAGGCCGCTTCTAACACATCAATAATTTGGTTGTATTCAGCCCTTGTTTCTTTATCAAGACCGCCCACAAATACTCGAGTCGTAAACTTTCTAATTAAGTCAATGACCTCATCGTCAGACCTAAATCTTCCAAGCTCTTGAACAGCTTTAACATCATTAGGTGCTAGGTTTGTAAGGAGTCGCTCCTTTAAAGATGTAAGACCAGCAACATCCGCTTCAGTTATCTGATCAAGTGCGCGATATTTTTCAATATCAAACAAATCTGTTCTTGCTGTTGCTACGGCGGGATCTACCTCTAAAAGCTTAAAGGAATCAGCCAAGCCTAAGGGCTGTCTAGCTTCAAGCATATCTCCAAGCTCTCCTGCAAGAGAGGCATTTTGGAGCTCAGTTAGAGCGTAATTTCTTGCCGCCCTTATGCCGTCATCTGTTGAAAGATCTGCTTCAAACCCTAAATCTTTAAGCATCTGGCTTATTGATTTTGTTGCGTCTGCTTTACCATCAGAAGGAGCGCGGCCTATTACATTTTCAAAAGCAGGAACTGACGGATTTTTGCTGTTCTTGTCATAAGCGAATCTAACTATGTTTGTTATTCCTGATTCTGGGTCAGTTACATTTTTTGTTTCAAAAACATAATCAGGAGGAGTTTCTCGCCTTACAAAAGAAGCTGTATTTCCCGTTCTTTCATAATCAGCAATGCTTTCAACGGTAAAGTTTTCTAGTAACTTTTCTTTTTGATCTACAGTCAGACGGGGCTTAGGCCTAAATCCTTGGCCTGCTTGGATAGCTTGAGCCGCAACAGCAGGAGACATACCTAGCTCTGCCGCATCATCTAACGCGCCCTTCAGCCTCTCCGGATCAAGCGTGCCTGAAGCACCCAAAGAAATTAAACCGGCTTGATACTGACGCTGTTTAGCAAGTCTTTCTTTTTCTTGTTGTTCTTGTTGTTTTCGAGCAGGAGCCGCGCCAAGATTACGAGCGGCAGTAAATAAACTTTCCTGAAAAGCTGGTTGAGCTAAAGATCGTAAAAGCTCTCTAGAAAAAGTAGCCATAATCAAATATCCCTATTTTAAGTAACAGCCTAAATCGAAGACAAACCTTCAATTAAAGCGGCTCCAATACCACCTGTTAAGTTGGCTCTAGCTTGCTCACCCAGCAATAGCGCATCAAGACCAGACATTTGAGTTTCGCTAAACAGTCCAGTACCAAACTGCTGTCCTCGTTGTGCAAGATCACGCTCTAAGAAGGATGGTCGCAAAGCGGCAGTAAGTTGTGCTTGAGGTACAAATGCAGAGCTTAAAAACTGAGTTCCTAATCGTGTTTGTTGTGCTTGTTCTGCACGGGCTTGCTCCATCGCACTAAGTCTAGCTCTTGCTCTTGCTTCTTCTTGTGCAGTTGCTAGTGCAAGTTGCTCTGGGGTAGCACCTCCAAATGTTGCAGAAGACGTTCCTAATCGACCTTGAGACAACAGGCGCTCTTCTAAAGCAAGACGATCTCTCCTTTCATCAGGTCTTTGTACATCACGTATTTGTCGGAAAATATCTCGCTCACGATCCATAGTATCTTGCTGTGCTAAATCAAAGAACTGACTTGCACCACCAAACAAATTACTTTGTAGGGCTTGCTCCTCTGGAGAAAGCTCCATAGTGGTTTGAAGACCTTGTGGAGTCATCATAGTGTTAAAGCCTGATCCTGTAGCTGTTGTTACAGTAAATGGCCTAAACTGACTGTCTTCTCTTATTTGATTGGCAATATCTTGTGCACCACTATATGCCCTTTCTCCTACGTCACTTAATCTATTAAAGGCATCAGCAGTAAGTATGGTGCTTAAAAGGCCCAGTCCTCTCCTGGTATTAAATAAATCGTCAAAGAGATTTTCATGAAACATAATGATTTTCCTTTATGCGAGCTTTCCTATCAAAGCCATTACATTAATTTCTTGTAGTGATAGCTGAGATGAATTTATTTCTGCCTCAACCCCGATAACAACACTTGTTCCAAATCCTGTTGCGTTTATTGACTTTCTTGTAACCAATGTGCCACCTGTAAATTCTGATTCATTGTACTCACTAACACCAAAAAGAGCAGGAGTTTGGTTTGCCGCCTGAAACGATTCAATGGCGTAGGCACCTGAAAAATCATAAGACCATTTCAAAAATACAGTTGTATCACTTGCTCCAACTACTGTTGGTTTTAGTTTCTTTACCATTTTGATCCTAGAACTATCACCAAAAGATAGTCCAGGACTAGCGTATTTGAAGCGATAAGCCTGTCCATTATCTTGAAAGCCAGAGTATTGAGAGATGCCATTTGATGTGCCAATCAGTAGATCACCATCTTCTTTTTTGGCATAAGCAGAAAAGCCTGTATCAGGCCATCGTGTTACTCGATAAGATCCGTTAGCTGTTTTAGTTCTTATATCAAAACAGTAGGTGACATCCTGACCTACAAAACTTAATAAATAAAAGTTTTCTTCAGGGGAGTAAACAGACCTAAAAAATGATTGCTCAGATTGTAGATTGTCAATGATGTCTTTTGTGATGTTTCCTGAAAGACTGCTGATTGGCATAGACTTTTCTTGTATTGTTCTGCCAAAGCTTTTGAGTCCTGTATGAGATAAAAATATAACATCTGTTCCTGTATATTGGACTGTATCTCGATCAACGCAACCAATACCAGCAACAGTGTCCGCAAGTGTCATGCTTGCTGGAGAACTAGCACCAGAGTAAACAACAATGCTGTGTTGACCAAAAATGATAAGAAAGTTGTTATGTGCGGCAAGAGCTACAATCTGGTCATAGCCATCAGGCCATGCTGTAGAAATATCAATATTGCCACTAGAGCCACCTGTATACGCATGACCTTGTAGTAAGTCAGACCAATAGATAGTCGATGGTGCAGAACTTAATCCAGTAACAAATAGACGACCAAAGGCCGCCAACACTTCATTGCCTTGTACGATACCACCTGATCCTGCCACAGAGCTAAGCAGTGCAACCGATGATCCGTCATATATTAAAGGTGCATGTCCTGCTTGAAATAAATAAGCATTGTTGTTGAAGTTTACTATCTTCCAGTTGTTAGCTGTAATCGAGTAACCACCAGGTGTTGCATCAGTCAGGGTTGTAGTGCCTGTAAATATTTTATTATTGCCTGTCGATAGTATGACGTTACTACCCGTATTTTTTTGGAACTCATGTACTACTCTTATCGTTGCAGAGCCTAGAGCGGTTTTGTTAGTTGTAAGTACACTATGACCTTTACGACAAGCAATACGACCACGTTGATCAATGATCGCGTTGTCTGCTATCTCTGCAAAAGAGGGGTCTTGTGCTAGAGGAGAGTCCTCTGTATTGATCCCCTGAAAGGCAGGAGCTACAAGATTAATACTTGTAAGTGACTGAGCCATATCAAACAGTCCTAAAAATCATTTCTTCTGGATGCTTTGCCGCATCAATAGCAATGGCATCTGCTAGG